CGGCAGGAAGCGGGGAGCAATCACGGACATGTCCACCAGAAGCAACTGGTCGGTGGGCATATGACGATCCAGCACGATCCCCAACCTGGGTGACAGGTCAGTCTCGATCTGCTGAATGTTCACACCACCGACGTTCCGGTCCTCCGGCGCGTAACCGTAGATGTCCGAAATCTTCTGCTTCTGGAAACCGCCACACACGACGACAGGCATCCGGTAGGGGGCACCCGAGTCGTACATGGCAAGCGTCAGATCATCGAACACGTTCGCGCTCAACGGTGCGCACTTGATGTACTTCCAGGTACCAATCGTGTCGGCGGTGACCGCCAGCACGTTGTTGACCGGATCGGAATCCGATGTGGACACCTGGAACGTGTCGGCCGAAGCGGTCGACGCGATCCAGTAGTGGGTGCCGACTCCACCAATGCCAGTACCGCCGGTTCCGACAGTACTGATCTCGATTTCGTCGCCGACAGTCAGACCGTGCGCGACATGGGTGAACAGGTCGCCGGTGTCAGCCGCCGTGAACGTGCGTTCCGTGGCGGTGTCGCCAACCTGGATCACATTGGTCGTGATCGCCGACAGCAAGCCGCGGGTCTTGCGACCTGTGTTGTTGTCGGCCGGCTTCTGGTAGGTGCCGTTGATGAACGAGTACTCAACGTCGCGCGCTGTCTCCTCGATAGCCAGTTGCAACTGCCAGGCCAGCTCGTCACCGACCGGCTGGTTGCCCATGATCGACCATGTGCGTGACGAAGCGAACGGGCCGAGCTCGCGGTTGGCCGCTTGCTTGGTGTACGAAAGCATCACGCTTTTCTGGAAGATTTGTACCGTGTTCCAAACCTCATCACGGATGCGACCCTGGTCAACCGGGTCAGCACCTTCCACGATGGCGGGCTGCTCAGCGTCCGCCAGGTCGTAGTTCTGCCAGGAGAACAGGGTGTTGCCGTCTGTAGGACGACCACCCGTCAGTCCACCCGACATAGAGAGGATTGGAGTTTCGGTCGGGGTCAGACCGAACAACTCGCCAACAAAGTTGGGGAGGTTGTAGGTCGTACCTAGTACGTCTCCAATGTTTCCTGCCACGATCTACTCCTTGTGTTGCCTATTGCTGGGGGGCCAACCCGCTGAGCTTGAGGGTCATGGCCTCCTGCCATTTACCCTCGCTCTCGAGGCGGGCTATCTCAGAGGCAGCATCGGTGGTCGCACCCAACGGAACACTCTGGGCTACCGCCGCGGCAACCCGTTGCTGTGGTCCGGCGAAAGCCGCCGCAGCCGGAGTCTGCTCCTTCGATGGCGCTTCCCAGCCGAACTCGGTGCTGGCGTACTCGGCGATCTTGGCCGGGTCGGGGTCGCCCTGGTAGAGCTTCGCTACCGCCTTGCCCATTCCCTCAAGAGGGTTGAGCCCGGCGTCACGGAACGCGGACTCCATCAGCCGACCTGTCAGTCGGTTGATCTCCGCATCCTTCTCTTTCAGCTCTGCTTCGCGACGATCCAACACTTCCCGCAGACCTTTCGGTCCGTCCTGGGCTGTGTTCGCTGTGTCGTTCGAGTCGGTCATGTTGCTACCTCCACTCCCTGCTTACGGTATGTCTGCACACACCAGGGGGATGTGCGCGACCGGCGACGGAAAACAAAAAGGATCAACCAGCACAGGACCGTTCTGCCACTCCTGCGTGGCCTAGATCGTGACTTGGGCCTACACGCATCACCGTCACGCCGTGATGCGGGGCTGTCCCACTCATTTGCGAGAGCGGGCCACCGCTTCCCTGATATTACCCGCTAGTAGGCGTCCAGGCCAGTAATGGCCCGACCATCCCGGGAGAACCCGGTCGATTGCGAAAACGTAGACCGTTCCCGGGCGAGCAACCGGCGTACTCTCAGTCGCTCCTCGGGGTCACCGAACACCGACGCCCCCAGAAAGTCGTTGAGGTCGAACTGGTCCTCGGGGTCGTTGTGCCGGCGGGCCAGCACATCGAGGATCGGGACGGTGGCAGCCGCTTCGGCGAACAGGCTTCCGGCCGACTGCCCGGTCACACCCTGCTGTTCGAGTTTGGTAGCCAGATCAAGGTCGATCCCAAAGTCATGGAACGCCGCGCGACCACCAATCTCGGAGATAGCCAGACGATTCTCCAGCACCCGCTGCCCGATGTCGGGGTTGAGGACCGAAGCGACCAGCGCCTCGGTGGTCATCCCGATCCCGTAGCTCTCCGCGTAGTACTGCTTCATCTGCTCGGAGGCGGTCAGCACCCGCTCGTACACGGTGTCAATCCTGTCAGCGAACTCCGATGGTGACACCAGCCCGGCAATCAACCCCCCGTACTGGTCGCGGAACAGCGCCGGGTTGATGTTGATACCCAGCAGAGCATCATCGAACGACTCGGTAATCCCCAGGTATATTTCTTCCTCGTAGCGGACGGTCCCGTCGTCCCGCTTGTTCCCGGCGAAGTAGTCCTCATAGACGGGGCTCTGCCGCATTGCCTGCTTGGACAGCTCAGGGTCGCCAGTGTCAATGAACGTCTGGGCGTACACCGCAGCCAACGCTCGTGGCAGCCAGGGAACTCCCGCCATGATGACATCAATAGCGCTAGCCACTTACCGGCCTCCTTACACTTCCACCGAAGGCGTTGAGCGCCGACGATTGCATGTCTTGTACGACTTGCGATATGTCCCGTTGCAGCCCCTCGGACCGCAACAGTTTCTCGTTCGCCACCCGGTCGTTGGTGCGAATCATTTGGTCGAAGATGCTGTCGGTTTCGTCGGGGGTTTGACCCCACATGTTGGTGAGCACGTTCCGCCACGGTCCCGCCAAGTCCTCGTAAGTCAGATTCGGGTTCTCATATTCGGGGTAAAGGCCCAATCGTTGCTGCCGCAGGTAGTTGACCAGCTCGTCCTGACCGTCGCTCGAGGCTCGTAGTTTCCTAGCCCAGCGGGACAAGGAAGCGGAGTCCATGTTCCCGAACACCGGCCCCAACCATTCGGCGGCCAGCTCCCTGACCTTATCCTCGAACTGCTGGGTGGTAGTCATTGTGTTAGCGGTGTTGGCTAACAGTCCGGCTAGTTCGGGATCGACCGCATAGTTGGAGGCGGGGTCACCGATAGCCTCGGCTTGTCGGCGCCAATCAATGTCGGTCCACAGGCCGGTGGTGAACTGGTCGGCCATGTAGTTGACAACCTCGGTGGGGACGCCCTCAACCCCCATCTGCTCGAAGTAGGTTTTGACCTGGGTGCGGTTGTCGTTCTGGAGTGCTTGCGCGGTGAGCGGATCGGATTCGTACATCACCATCCACTGGCGTTCCGCCTCGGTCTTGGTACGCCACCATTCGGTCTGTTGCAGCTCAGCGTCGGAGAGCGGACGGCCTTCGACCATCGCCTCGGCAACCAACGCCAACACTTCGGGGTCACGCAACCAGGGGCGTACCGCCGCCTGCTTTTCTACCGCCGCCGACCACGCATCGAACGGGTTCTCGGTGGTGTTGGCGATCTCGGCGAAAGTGCCGGCCATGATCGTTCCATACGAGTTGATTTGACTGGTCGTGTACGACGTTGAAGTGATCGGCACCCCTTCCCCGAAGGCGGCTTGTAGGTCGGCATCGTCAATCGACCAGGCCATCGGGATGTCGGTGCCGGGCACCCGAAACACGATGTACGACTGGTTTGTCTGACTGTTCCGCCATACTTCAGCCCCATCAGGGACTTGGTTCAAGTTCAGTTTCGGGGCCGTTCCTCCCGTAGCCTCCTCTCCGGGGGGAGCGGTCCCCGATCCCGGCGCTGACGGCGGCGAAACGATCCCGGCCTGACTATCCAGCGAAGCCTGAATGTCGGTGAACGTGCGGCCACCCTGCAACTCGGAGATGAGCCGGTTGATCCGCTGCGCTTCCGTCTCGTTGCCTTGAGCAACGGTCAGTCCCCTTGAGGTGAACAAGCCCTGCACAAACTGGTACCCATTTTGGGGGTATTTGCGGAGCAACGACTGCACCAGGCTGTCCTGAGTGTGTTCCCGGGAGATGCGGGTCATCATCGCATCGACGGTTTCCCCATTCGAGGCGGCGTGGGTGGCCGGGTTGATCCCGAAAGCAGAAAAGAGCGAGTTGATCCTGGTCGGGTAGATCGTCACCGGCAGGTTGGTCGGGGCAGTGGTCGGGGCGGTCGGTTGCTGTGGTGTGCCCAGGTCGATGATCGGGGCCGGTTCCTCGGTGGCCGGTTCGGGGGTAGGGGTAGTAGTGGCCGGTGGTGAAGTCTCGCCGGACAGCCGATCCAGGGAGGTTTGCAGGTCGGTGAACGTCCGGCCGGCTTTCAGTTCCTCCACAATGCGGGCGATCCGTTCCGGTTCTGTCTCGCCGGTCTGCGCGATCGGGACACCTCGAGACTCGAACAGAGCCCGCACGAACTGGTCGGCCTGATTCGGGTAGGCCCGCAACAGGGAACTGACCAGGCTGTCCTGGGAATGCTGGCTTTCCATACGGGACAGCATCTCTTGGACAGTTTCCCCGTTACGGGACGCATGTTCGGCTGGGTCGATCCCGAACGCTGCGAATATCGAGTTGATCCGCGACGTTGATATAGCCATCAGACCTGCTGTCCTTCCTGGTTGTCGAGAATAATCCGGTTCGGGGCGACTCCGGTCCCGACCGGAACCCGCCTCCCTCCGGCTACCAGATCGGACAGGCTGGTCATCATCTGGATGAGGAGCGGCTTCATCGTGGACGCCTCCTCAGCGGGCTCTTGCGGCAACCCAAACCCCTCCACAGACGGGTAAGCAGGCATCCCTACCTGAGCGAAATCGACCGAGCCGGGGGTCAGCGCAGCGGTGGCATCACCTTCGGCGGGTGGCACCGGCACGTTCCCACCCCCGCCGAAGTAGGGAGTCTTGAACATCTCGCTTCGGGTTCCCGCCTGCGCCTGGGGATCCAACATACCGCTGGCCGAAACCTGATTGACCCGGGACATGTCCGGCCCGTACCCGGCGTCGGAGGCGTACTTCATGTACTTCTGGGTGTCCCGGTAGTAGTCGGCCACCGAGTACCCGTTGGCGTCTTTGATACCGGCCACCGCCCCGACCCCGTTCTTCATGGCGGTGTCGGCCCGGCCCCCTCCGGCGAACCAAGCGATCGCCACCAAACCCCAATCCTGGTACTTGTTGTAGTACTGGGTGAACTTGTACTTAGCTACTCGATCCTGAGCGGCTTTGTCCCGCATGTCGGCCCCCGGTATTCCCGCCTCAGCCGCCCAGGCTGCCCAGTTGCCCGGCATGATCTGGTAGGCGCCGTAGGCCCGCTGTCCGGCGTACATCCCCGAAGGTATCTGTGTGCCCTGAGCGCTGTAGTTTCCAGCGAAATTGCCAGATTCGAGGCGGCGAATGGCCGCCATGAACGTGTCAACGAAATCGAGGGCCATCAGTAGCCACCTCCTACCGCAGATTCGAGTCCGGCGAGGTTCGTCAACATCACACCGAGGTTCTGTTGCAGCTCCTCACGGTTCTCGATGATGTTCAACTCACCCGCGTACCTCTGCCGGAATCGCTCTTGAAAACGTGCAGCCGGGTCTACCTGCTCGAACGTCCCCGCCGACTGCGCCTCGCCGGTCGCCAGCGCTCGGTTCCCGGCGTCGTAGTTGGCCCGGTCCGCAGCAGCGAGGATGTCTAGCGACTGGCTGTAGTCGGTGTTGATCTGGTCGGCCAGCAACGCCAGCTCCCAGTCGTGGGGTTCCCGCCCCAACGCTGATGCCATCACCCCCCACACAGTCTCACTGAGAGTGGCATAGTCTGGTCCCATGCGGGCGGTTGCCACATAGGGGTTGTCGGCCTGGAGTTCGGAGATGGTCGGGCGGCGGGTCTTGTCGGCGTCCTCGTTCTGTTCGGCTATGCGGATGTTCAGCGCCCGGTTCCGCACGATCTCGGTCCATTCCTTGCCGCTGATGTTGGCGTCGTACATCGCCTGATACATGGCCCTGGCGCTCGACTCGCCCCACGAGCCCCGCTCGGCGTACATGTCCGTCTCGTTCATGTACCCGGCATCAACCAACGACTTCTGGACCCCGGCCAGGTAGGCGGGGTCTTTCCCACCGAACTGGTACAGCTCGTCGCCCTCGATGTAGCGGGGTTTGAGCGGTTCGGTGGAGTAACCCTGTGGTCGCTGCACCCGGTCGGCCAGCTCGGGTTCGGTGAACTTCCCGAACTTGTCGTAGACCGCTTCAGCTTCCCGCTGCATCCACACGTTGGGGTTCTCGGCGGTGTAGTCCTCGGGCAACCCACCCAGATAGGTGGGTTTGACCGCCTGTTGCACGGCGAGGGTGTAGCCCCGGGTGGCAATGTCGATGAGCTGGTCCGGCTCGAAGCCGTCAAGGAATCCTGGCTGAGACAGCGCGTACTGGGGGAGGGCGTAACCGTTTCCGTCGTTGTCTTCCAACGCTACGGAGATAGTCCCGTCTTTCAGCTTGTATTCGCGCACATGCCACCCGGTGGGCGGCTCGACCGTCTCCAACAGGATGTCTTCGAGGCTGCCTTTCAGTTCGGTTGGGCTGACTCCCGATGGGAGAACTGGTTCGGCAGCTTCGGCCGCTATCTGAGCGTCGAGTTCTCGTCCCTGCGGTGGGTACCCATACTGTGCGTACAAGGACTCGGCTTCTTCTTTGCGCCAGATGGCATCTTCGATCACCCCATCCTCCACATAGGAGGAAGCAACCAGACTCGTACTCAATGCGCTGGTGTCATGCCAAGTGCTCCCACGCTTTTCGTACAGCCGGCCGGTTTCGTAGTCGAACACATAACGATTCGGCTCGCTATCGGCCTTCTCCCAGCGGGATAGCAGCTCATCGTAGGTGTAGTTCTCTAACGCTTTGTCGCCGAGTGCTTCACGATTCATCCGAAGTCCACTCCTAACAGTGACAGTCCAGTGGCATCATCGTCTTCCAGTTCGCTACTCAATACCTGATCCCACAACACTCCGAACGCCGGGTATTTCTGCACGGTTGTTGTGGCAATAGTACGCAGCCAGTCTCTCAGGAACGAGGTACCTTTCGCCGATCGGAACCCCAGCTCGGTGTAGCCCCGTCCCACCGATTCGACTTTCGCCCAGCTCCGAGCCGCTAGGTAGTCGGCTAGACCCTGGCCGGCTTCGGTCGCCATCAGGGCTTCGGACTGCGGCCACTTCTCCAGTTCGCGGATGATCTGATCCCGGTCGGCTTGGCGTTCCAGCCCGACCAGCGGCACGTTGTACCCGGGGTAGCGGTCCATCAACTGGAACTTGAGTTCCCGCAACCACATGTCGGTAGCGTCGTTGGAGGGGAGCAGTTCCACCTGACGGCGGGCTTTCTCATAGGCCAACCGGCCCACGAAGTCGTTCCGTTCCAGCCACCATTCGTCGGCGGTGAGCGCCACCCGGGAACCCTCCTCAAGCTGCTTGAGGTAGGCGTTGTAGTCGAACGGTGCGTCGGGGTCGTCCGGCCGGGCGTAGTAGGCGGTCAACGGGTACTCCGCAAAGATGTCCTTGTTGGCGGCCTCCCATTCGGTTCCCGCTTCGGTCACCGACCGGCGTCGGATGGTGCGGGTTTTGGCGGTGTAGAGGCCGGAGGGGTCCAGCCCGAACAGTTCGGTGAACTCTTTGAATGCCTGGGTGTGGTTGAAGTCGTTCGCTTCGAGGATCACCCGGTACTCGGTGGAGAGAGCCTGAAAGGCCCACACTTTGCCGTCCTTGTCCCGGGCGTCCCACCGGACCGAGGCTCCGGTCGGGCCAATGAACTGGGCGGCAGCACGGAAACGGTAGATGTCCCGAGCCCGGGTTTTGGCGTTCTCCATCGCCGCCGAGTACTGCTCCGGTGTCTCGTCGGAGTACTCCCCGTTCAGCAGCCCGGCCCGTAGAACATCAATCACGGTATTCTCGTAGAGGCGTTTGTCGTCCCCGGTCGGGGTACCCAGGAACCCGGTCATGGCCTTGCGGAACCAGGCGGGCATGCTGACATCCAGCACATCACCGGGCGACTCGACATCGACCGAACCAAACGGGAGGATCAGCTCTTTGGCCCACTTCCAGTTCGGTTCTTTCAGAAACTCGAAGCTCGAGGCGGGGATTTGGAGGACCGGCCCGACCCCGGGGATGTACGAACCAAGCATCAGGTTGAGGCCCAACACCCGCCCGGTCATCTGCGGTCGGGCGGTGCCCGCATCCTCGCCTTGCGGCTCGTCCCTGAATAGCCATTTGGTCATCAGGTCCGAACCGGGGTAGTTGAACACTTCCTCCCCAGTCTGCTCGTCGGTGTAGAACACACCGGAGTTGCGCGCCCCCTCCACGGTCTGCTGGACCCGGCGCAGGGCTTGGGGGTTTTCGGCCATGATCCGCCCCCAGGTCGAGATGATCTCCCACCAGGCTTCACCGAACGGGAAGATGATGCGGGTCATGTCGAAGAAGTTGGACCGCTTCGACAGGTCGTAGAGGAGCCGCTTAGTTTCGGTCAGCGCGAACGCTTTGGCGATGTCATCGAACCAGTCGATGTCGTCAATCGAGTTGGCCCGGGCCGCACCCGAAGCTCGTGGTGAGAACCCGGGGTCCATCAGCTTCTCTAACCCCTTGAGTACGTCCTCGTCGGTGAGTCCCTTGTCGTCGGTGGCGAGCCGTCTGATCCACCCGAGTATCGAATCCCGGCCGATTCCCGCCTCGGCGGCGTTCTGGAGGATTCCGGCCTGCACCTCGTCGGAGGCATAGGGGAGCAGTTCGCCTACGCGCTTCCAGTAGAACTGTTTAAACGCCGGGGACCGCGACAGGTAGTTGGACGGCTTCGACATCAACCACCCGAACGCCTGATCTACCACTTTGTCCCAGGTCGAACCGAGCGTTTTCGGCTCCTTCCTGGCTACCTTCACGAACTGCGGTCCGGCCCCGTCCCGGGTCAGCTCGCCGATTCTCCGGTACGCCTCCTGGGCATTCTTGGGGTTGGTGATGTCGAGGCCGTCATCGAACGTACCCTCGGTGATGAGCCTTCGCAGCTCGGGCATACCGGGGTCGGTGACGATGTACTGCATACGGTGATGCGGGATGTTCTCCGCGGCCAGCGGCATTTTGCCTTTCCCGCCGCGCCGGGTCATGGCCTTTATGACCCCGCCCAGCAGTTCGGCACCCTGCTCGGTGAACTGCTGTTCGACCATCGGCATGCGGAACGCTCCAACCGCTCCACCGGCCTGTTGGATGGCGTCGAGAGCTTCCTGCCAGTTGCGAGGTTCGGTAGCGTTTCTTGTCACATACTTGGCGGATGCTTTGGCCGCTTCTATCACCGTGGTATTGCCCATCGCCATCAACATGATGTCGTCTCCGGTGATGAGCCCCCGGCCGATCAGCTCGTTGAACATGCGGAACACGTCGGTCAGCCCTTCGGTGTCGCCCACCCCGGGGCCGGCCAGGCGGGTGATCTGGCGGATGGTCCGATACCCCTCCCGGGCGCCGGGGTTGAGATGCAGGTCGAATTGCATGTGGGCGGTGATGTTCCCGTTACGGACGATCACCACGTTGTCGGGGACCAGCCGCCCGAACTCCTCGCCGGGTTCCACCCACAGCCCGCCACCCTCTCGGTGTACGCCCAGGAACTTCCCCAGTTCGCTGTCTTTGAGCCCGGCTTGGGGGGTTTCGGGGAAGATCGGTTCGTAGATGCCGGCCATCTCGCGGGCACCGATCTCCTCGGGGAACATGGCGGTGCTCCCGTAGGCGTCGTGGCGGGTGACATGGGGTCGGCCCAGCACATACACACCGTCATCCCAATCGACGGGGATGGGCTGTTGCGGGGCGAGCTGTCCTATCGAGGCTCGTACCTTGGCGAACGCTTTGGTGTCCATCTCCCCGGTGACCGGATCGGTGAACAATTTGCGGAGCCGTCCCAGTTCCACCGCCACCGGGCGTTCCAGGGCCATGTTGGGGTCGGGACCGAACTTTTCGGAAGCAATCCCGGCTTTAACGAGGGGCTGTCCAGAAGGAATCCACTCCTCGGCGTTTTCTAGTGCATCCTCTAGCTTGCGGAACACCTCGGCGTCGGGCACCTCGCCTTTCGTCATCAGGTTATCGACCGTCTCGATAGCCTCAACGAGATCGTCGGCCGCTTTTCGTTGAGCCGACATGCTGCTAGCTGGGCCCGGGGCGTTGACGATTTGTCGGCGCAACTCATACGGGTCGCCGATGTCAGCGAGAAGCAGGCCGATGTCGGCACCGTCATCCAGCATGTACTCGCCCATTTTCAGTCCAGAGAGAGCTTTGGAGGGATTGGCTGTTGAAGCCCCGGCATCGTCGCCCAACAGCCCTTGCAGTTGCATCGAATCTTCGGATAGCCATTCCTGGTGCGCGTCGTAGTTCTTCATCCGCTCGCCCAGGATTTTTTCCATGTCGTCCTTGCGGACCTTGTTCCCGAACATGTCGTACCACTGGAACTCGACCGGATCGAACCCGTACCATTCGCCCCCGGTCATCTGAGCGATACGGGCGTCAATCGAAGCGACATACCCGTCCGAGGCCCACCGCTCATACAGCAGCTCTTTGGAGCCACCTTCGATCGCCATCTGGTTCCGCTGCTTGGAAAACTGCCCCTCCCAGAACGCCTCCCGTAGTTCCTGCGGTCCGAGCCGGTCCGCTTCGACAGGCTCCAACCCCTTCGACCGCCAACCCTGGCGGGTGTCCCCGGCGATCATCGCAACCGGGTTACCGAGGTCGTCGGCGGTGGTCACCGTGAAGTCGCCTTGGGCGAGACGGGCTTGGAGGTATTCGGGTAGCTGACTTTTCCGGTAGGCAAACCCGGCGGCACCGCCCGTTTCGGAAGCGAGCGACCGGGCGCTCCTCCGCAGATGGTCGGGCAGCGTCCAGGTTCCACCCCCCAGGTCCGATACGTCGTACAGCCCTTGCGAGAGTTTCTGCGAGTCCACATCCACGAACTTGGCCTGCTTCAACCACTGCTGGTATTCGTCGCCGAGGTTGCCGGAGTAAAGGGTTTCGGGGACGTTCTCGAGTTTGCCGGAGTAGTCGCCCCACTGTTCCAGCGCCCACGCTTTTCGGGGCTGTTCGGTGTAGAACACCTCCCCGTCGGGGGTGGTCGCCTCATACATACGGGTCGTTCCCGGTTGGGAATCTGCCACCCGGAAGGGGTCGTTCAGGTACTCGTCGATGTTCTGGCCTTCGATCAACTGGCCGGACGGGCGGATACGACCCGACTCGACCGCCGAGGCAGCCGCGCCGGAGTCGGTGACGAACACCAGATCGTCGTACAGCTCCAACAGGTCATCAAGGTTGGTTTCGGTCCGGCCCCCCTTGGTTCGATACGCGGCCCGTTTGAGGACGGTAAGGGGGCTGGGCTGGCCGATTAGGTCGAGCGGGTCGATACGGATGACCCGATCCACCGACTGCGGTACCCGTATGGCCGCCCCATCGGAAGCATCCGCGATGGCCGCTCCCAGTTTGGGGTCGTCGGTGTTCTGCCAGAACCGGGCTTTCTCGGCTTCGGGTGGGGTTGCCAGGTCGCCTTTACGGACCCGCATCGCCACCAGTTCGCCTTCCCCGTAGCGGATGTTGATCTTGCGGTAGTCGGTCGAAACGTACAGGGCTTTGGTCGGACCCCAATCGGCTCCGGTGGACATCTTGTCGTAGTCGAGTGGTTCCCATCCACGCGAAGCCATTGCGTCAGCGTCGGCGCGCGAGCTTGAATGGAACACCCATATCTCGTCGTCCGGCCCGAGACTGTTCAGGTACTCAACCCGCTGTTTGCGGGGGAGGAGCGGGTCGAGGTACGGGTGGTGGAACGAGGTGAGGTCGGCCATTGGAACCTTGTAGGGGGTAACGGTCCCCCCGGCGGTGGCCCGGGCCAGCGCGTCGTTGTGGAGCTGGCGGATGTGGTTCAGCAGACCTTCTTTGTAGCGAGGGTCGCCCCACTGGGCAGACAACCACTCGTCCATCGAGGGTCGCCGGTACCCGGTCGCTTCGATCAGGTTGTGGATACCGCTACGGGTCATGGCGGCTTGATAGTCCGAAGCCATGTCGAGGGCGTTACCCAAGATGTCCGAAGCGCCGGAGCGTTTGGCGAACGTCCAGGCGATGGCCTGGATGGGGTGACTGACCATCGAGGTCATCCCGGCGGCGGCCATCCTGATCTGTTCTTCCCCAACCACCCGGACCGGCCAGGCCACCCGCAGCAGCACCAACGGTTTCCACACCTTCTGCATGTAGGTGTCGGCGATCATCTCGATGACCCCCGGCCCAAAGTCCTCCCACCCGTCGATGTTGCGGTTGATGACCCGTCCGAAACGGTCGGAAATGTCGTTGATACCGGCCCGCCGGATCGCTTTGCGGACATGGCGGATGTCGGGAAGCGGGATGGCCCGGTGCAGGAACTCTTGCCACAGGTGCGCCGAATCGACGTACTGGACTTCACCGTTTCTGAGGAACTTGAACCGGGCGCCGGGGAAGAACTGGGCCTGGTCGGCGGCGTTCCGCCAGTAGTTCCGCATCTCGTTCATGTCGTTGAAGATGTTCTGGAACTTCCGTACCGGCGCTTCGGGCAGACCGGACGCAATCAGCCGTTCGGACAGTTCGCCCACCATGTCAGTGACTACCGCAAACGACGTTTCGTACCGTCCGTCGGTGGCTTCGGCGAGACGGCCCATGTAGTGGGAGATGCGCTCGGGATCGAACTTGGCGATCTTCATCCACTCGGCCAGCTCGGTGATGGCATTGTCGGCATTGTTGATGTCGATGAACTTGGCACCGCCCTGCGCCGCCCACCGCCCGAGGAGGGTGCCTTTGAGTTGGTAGGCCAGCGAGAACTTGGCTCCTTGCCGGCCGACCGCCCGGTTCCCCCCGGCGATGGCCGTCCCGATCGCCTCGGAGATGGGTGCCCCGCCCCGGCCGGTCATCCGCCCCAGCAGCGATTGGGGTCCAAGCGTGTACCGCAGGAAGTTGGATTTCCCTTCCCCGGTCCCGAAAGCCATCAAGGCTCGCTGGATGGCCTGGGGGTCGGTTTCTTTGGTCAGGTAGGAGGCGAGCTGCCCGGTCCCGGGCGGGGTGCCTTTCTGAGTGTGACGTAGTATGTCGTGGGTCCGCATAAAGTCGGTGTTCTCAGCCAGGTCACCGATGATTTTCTGCCCGAGTGGCGACTGGAAGTAGTCGGCGGTTTCGTGGGCAAGGAACCCCCACCCTCGCTTGGTCTGCCCGGCAACACCCACCAGCGCCTTGTTGGCCTTGCGAGCGTTGGCGATCCCCCCGGTGAGGACGTTGGCGGGGTCGAGGACGATGTTCGCTCCGAAGTCGAGTATGCCCGAGAACCAGTTTCTCTGCGACTCGCTTTCGTTGACGAACTGGGACGCGATGAGCCTCCCGGGGGTCACCGCGTACGTTTCGTTGCTGGTCGGTCCGGCCTTGATCTGGACTTGTTGCTTCTTGGCGTCGGTGATGTGGGTGATGGGAGCGCCGAGCGCCTGCTGGGCGGGGTTAGCGGAGGCCGTGATGATGTCGGCACCCTGGGCAAGCGCCCGTTCGGTTTCGGGGGCCAGCGTCGATTTGGCGAAGAACCCGGTGCCGAGGTTGACTTTCTGGCCTTGCTTGCGCGCTTCGATAGCGAAAGCGGCATTGGAGATGCCCGACTCCTTGTACCCGGGGGCGTTGGGGAAGAAGGGGGAGAAGGCCACCTCGTACCAGGGTCGCCCTTCCTGGTAGTTCTTGACGGCCGCCCGAAGGGGACGCTGGAGGGCTTCCTGCCAGAACATATCCCAGCCCAGGAACAGGTTACGAACGGCGGCTTTGAGCGGGTTGTCCTTACCCGCTTCGGCGGGGACGGTGTACCCCAACTGGGTGTCGGTGCCGCGCAGCGCCGCGCTAGCTTCGCTTTGGGCTTGGGCGGCCACCAAAGCTAGGTCCATGACGGACGGGTCGGCCGGGTCGGTGTCGGAAAGGGCCAACCCGGTGACGATCCCGCCGGACAGGTTTGGGTACGTCTGGGCGATCTGGGTGGCCCGTTCCGCCAGGTACGGGGAGACATACCCGCGCAACGCTTCGTAGGAGTCGCGCCGCTGGTTGATTTCGCGCAGCAGGATGTTCTCGATGAACGGCGACCCGAAGTTGTAGTTGCTCATGGGTTCTCCGAGTACTCCAGCAGTCGGGCGATGTCAGGGTGCGGGTACTGGGCGTAGATGGCCCGCAGCAGGGCGTTGTGGTCGGGGGGCAGCAGCCGCGCTTGGCTCTGGGGGACACCAGCCCCGGTGAGGGGAGGTTCACCGGGACGTTGGGTAGGGCCGAACACCGAGGTTGGAGATGCAGCAGGACCGGCCGGGGTAGCCATCCCGGGGCGATTTGCCGGCCCGGCCGCCAGCGGTGCGGCTTTTTGCTGCGTCTCCAACGCTTGCGCTTGCCCGTAGGCCCCTCCGGTGGGAACGCGGATCGGTTGGCTTGGTCCCCCATCGGTACGTCGCGACAGGGCTCCCGGCCCCGACACGGGCGCCGGGTTGGCCGGGGTTCGTTTCCCTCCACGAGCCATGTTCTACTCCTTCTAGAGTCTGCCGACCGTTTGGACCCCGCCCTCGGTCGCGCCGGAACCTTCGAGGCGGGACAGGACGGTGGACACCGGCGGTGGTGACCCGCCTCCCCCACCGAGCAGCGCCGCGAGGGGGTTCTGCTGTTGCTGACCCAAGAACTGTTGTTCTTCCTGGCCGAGCTGGGGTTCCTGGGGGGTGAAGAACTTGCGGAGGATTTCGCTCATCTTGTCGGGGTTCTCGTAGATTTCGACCAGGGCCAGGGTGGCGGTCGGATCACCTTGGGGGTTCTCGGGCGAGGGTGAGGCGCGGAGTTTCAGCGTGTCGATGAGATGTTGCTCTGTCTCGTCCCGTCTCACCCTCGCCGCGATCTTGGGGCTGTTGTCCATACCGTGAAGGTTCTCTCGGAGCGTTTCAACGTCGATGATTCGGCCCTGAAGGAGCTGGAGGCCGGTGACGATCTTGGCCGGTTCGTCCCATCCGGCCATGACTCCGTAGATGCGTTGGGTCCGGTAGTCCCCGGCGATGTCCCCGGCCGGGGTGTACGTTTCGGAAACCGACTCCCCACCGATGCTGAGTAGGAGAGGTTTGCGTTGGTTGCCGTACATGACCTCATCCCATTCGAGCCGTTTCGAGTCGAGGGATTCGAGCGCATAGCGGAGCGACGTTTGGTATTCGCCGATGTTGGCGTCGCCGCCGGCCATGAGCCGGTCGATACCTTGCCCGGTGGCCCAGGCGGTGGGGGATTGGGCATCTTCGATCTGGGAGTAGTTGGCCCCGACCCGCAGTTGCCGCTCGAGCCGGTCGAGCTGCTGGAACACCTGGAACGCCTGATCGACGGTGGGTTTTTCGACCCGGGTGCCGGGCGTGAAGTAGTTGGTGGCGAACCGGCCTCGTTCGTACTGGCCGGATTCGATCTCCCCGTACACGTTGGTTTCACGGAACGCCGAGTCCTCACCGACGATCATGGCGAGCACATTGAACTTCGCCATCATCGACATGAGGCCCAGCACATGGGCGTACTGGGAGGAGAGCCGGTCGAAGCTGAACCGTTTGGCGATCACGAAGCGGGGGGATCCCAACGGGTTGGGAACGAAGTCGAGTACCTGCTGGTAATCGGGAACGACAAGGTAGGTGCCGGATTTGTCGTAGTACTCGACCAGCGCGACTCCGTTGCCGGTCTGTTCCCACATCGAGTTGGGGGTGACCACCCGGTTGGAGGCTCCTTCGTAGCGGGTCTTGAACCCGGGGTATTTCTGTCCGAGCTTCTTCGGGTCTACGGAGCGGGCGACGGCCAGTTCTTCGGGTTGCTGGTTCGGTCCCCACGCTCCCGGGTAGCAGTCGTAGGGGTCGCGTAGTTCTGCGTGCGGATAGCGGTAGGGGCCTTCGGCCCGTTCGGTGACGACCCACACCGCGAACCCGTACCCGGGCAGCCAGCGCGCCACCTGGGGAAGGTCGAGCTCGAGGCGGGAGTTGTGGTCGTAGGATTGGGCGATCCGTTGGCGTTTCTGCGCCCGGTCTTTCTCCCGGTCAGATTCGCGGTCCTGGCGGGGTTCGACTTTGAGGTCGGGGGCCCGGCCGAGCCGCTGCGCCAGCCGGGTCAGGCCGGAGTCCAAGAGGTGGACAACCGGGAAGTCAACGGTCTGGAGCTGTTCGACGGCTTTCGGTCCCAGCAGGGCTTTGAGCCCTTCGGCGCCGCCGTTCATAATGGACCGGATGCGGGCTCGTTCGGGCCGGTAGGGGGCGTTGAGCTGTCGGAGCTGATCGACCCGTTCCAACACTTCCGGTATGTCCATCATGGTGTTTTGCGCCTCCTACCAGGGTGTCGATGAGATGTTAGAGGGTCCGACCCCCCCGAAGGAGGGTTCGTAGTCAACCGCCATGTGCGCCTCGAACTCTTTCTGCCAGCGCCGCAGCACTTTCTGGGGGAACCATGACGACATCAGCAGGTCGGTTTTGGAGTTGCGGCCCCGCTGGTGGTTGTCGGTGAAGGCCAGGGCTTGCCGCACATACATGTCGGTTTTGGCCCGGGCTACCGACGTTCCGTAGGGGAGGTCGATGAGCTGGTCGCGGAACAGCCGGGACATCCCCCCGACCCCGAACAGGGGGTCGTGCTTGTTGGGGCCTTGGGTTTGGTGACCTTCGAGGTGGACCCCATGACGGGACGCCCATTCTTTGATGCGGGGGTCTTGGCGGATGGCCCGCTGGAACCCGTTCTCCTCGATGACCCACTGCCGGCAGTTGTAGTCGGTCAACCATTTCTTGAACAGCCGGAAGGCCACTTCGATGCCGCCGCCGAGCCGGTTGTCGAAATCCAAGAAGTACTGCTTCTGTTCGTCGGCCGACCAGCCGATCAGGGTGGCCGCCTGGTACCCGGTGGCCGACGGGTCGAGTCCCCCGACGAGTTGGAGCCCCGTCACGCCGCCGGTCCCGATACCCCGGTTGTGGTTGTAGCACAGCTCGATCTGTTCTTTCTGGAAGATGGCTTCCCCGTCGGGGCGGGGGGTGTTGAGGTAGACCATCTCGAAGTGGCCTTCGAGGCCGAGCGCCGCGGCGGATTTCCGCTTGCCTTCCAGCCACCCGTAGGTGCGGAGCTGGGGGAACAGCATGCAGGTTTTATGCAGGGAAGGTTTCTCGGGGTCGAGGGTGCAGGTGGGATCGTGAGCGGTGTCCACAATGTGTTCCCACTCGTCGTCGGCCAACAGATACCCGTACACGTCGTCGGGATGCTGGCGTGACCCGATCCCGATCCAGGCGGTGTGTTCCTCCTTGCGGGAGTCGAGGGTGGTGGTGAACCAGGAGCGGGTCGAGGACCGGGCGGCGGGCTGCTGGGTCGATTCGTGATCTTCGATGTCGTCGGAGACGATGATGTCGCAGTCCCGGGAGAGGATTTTCCCGCCCCGCCCGACCGCCACCATCGTCGGGGCTTTCTGCCCGACCCGGGTGCGGGTGTGGACCCGAAAGCCGGTGTTGCGCCACGAGCCGGTCCGACCGGGCGGCTTGAATGCCTGCCCGGGTGGGAGGTAGGCGGCGATCAGGTTGTGGTTATCTTCGAGGTGGGCACGGACCGACCCGACCATATCGGCGGCGATGTCCCCGTTCCCGGCGACCCACATGATCCGAATGTTGGGGTTGCGGAGGATCAGCCACACGCAGAAGTGGATGAGCAGTTCGGATTTGCCGTGGCGGGGCGGTGACAGGATGAGGAGTTTCCCGCCGGTGTAGATGGAGCGGAGGACTTCCTTGATCCAGCGGCGGTGGAACTCCTCGGTGATGTACGGTTCGTGGCGTTTGACCTCGAAGAACTCGTCGCGGAACGCCACGAACGCCAGGACCATCTCGTCCAAGAACTGATCGAACGCTTCCCCGTTCGGGTCGCCGTCCCATTCGGGCGGTCCGAGCATCGCTTTGTGTTTGGGGTCGATGGCCCAACCCTCTACAGCCGCCCCGATGATCTGGTCGGCTTTGATGGCGGCGATGGTGCGGATGGCGGTGGTGTAGTGGACTTCGCAGAGGGAAGCGACCGCCTGGGCGTCAAGCTCGCCGGACAGCACCCGGGACTGTAACCCCATCTCGAGAATCTTCTCGTAGGCTGGTCCGCGGGTGACCATCTCGGGGATACGGTTGGCGGCGCGGTCCCGTTTCGCTTGGGCGTGGACCCGGGCTTTGCACGTTGACGAACAGTACAGACGTTGCCGGCCTTCGAGCTTCTTGCGACAACCCACACAAAAGCGTCGTAACGGTTTTCCCAGTCGTGCTGTCATTGCCTACCAGCATAAACCAAAGCACCCGTCGCCGGGTGCTAAGGTGGTGCATGTGATTGCCTACACACACGATACCAGATGACCAGCGAAACGCCACCATCTGTCTCCCACCGCACCACCCTCCTTCTGGACCCCCCCTCTTTTTCCTGTACCTGCGGCGTCGCCTTCGGACCCTACGACACGATCCTGGTAGCGTCCGAAGCTATGGAAGCCCACACCGCCCAGTTCGCCCCCGACGACGAAGGCGAGTACCGGGAGTCCTACGGCGAGCTAGGTTCTTTCCTCAACGAGATGCGCCACCAGCTCGACCACATCGAAGCCATGCTCCAAGAACTCGGTAACCGCCTGCTCCCCACCGAAGCTCGCGGCACAATGTTCGACGGCCTCGAGTACGATCTCGACCTCGGGGAGGACGACCCGAATGGTTGACCTCCTCCACATCTACGACGAAACCGGGACCGTCACCCACGGCTGGGAACCGACCCTCCGCCCGTACACCCCCACCCGCATCTCCAAAAACCTCTGCAACCACCCCACCCTCACCTTCCACCCCGACCCCACCTCCAACCATCTCGGCAAAACGTGGCAGTGCAACATCTGCGACACCCACCACGACCACCTCTGGCAATACGGCCGACTCCCCTACCGCATCCTCAACTACGGCCCCCAAGACGAGTGGAGATACACCGGCACCCCATAACCCCACCCCCACCAAAGCCTCCGGTAGAGGTTTGACCGGCAGAAGATGGAGATACACCGGCCACCCACCGAGAGCCACCACCCCCACAACTTGACAAATAGGGAAGTGGTGCCACAGTCGGGGAAACCTATGCCTTCACACACACCAACACCCGCGCGAACACCCCAGGAAGCCGCATAGTAGGAATCGCTCAGGAGGCTGACATACCAAGTTGGTGACCCCCTCGATTGAGATACCCCGGTCATAGACCGGGGAACGTGTGTTCGGGGACCAGGGGAACAGGCGTTCGATCCTATAAGGATCGTGGTGCCGGTGGACGGTGCGTGTTCACTGTGCGTGGTCCACCACAGCGAGGCTTCGGTGTTACACACCGTTAGATGAACCCTCCCGACCCCATTTGAACCTAGTTAGGCTCAAATGTAGGACACTGGCCACAATTCGCCTCTCATTTCATGAGCCGTCGATTTCACTCTCTGTGGCATTGGCGCTGATGGGGGGTTGGCCGGCTTTAGCCGGCCGGTGGGGATCAGACTTCTGTGGCTGGCCGCGAAGCAGCGGCGAGGGAGGACCGCGCGGGACGGTCCTGGGCGTTGACGGCCGGGACGAGGCGTGGTCCGGTGTGGCTGGGGGTCGGGGTTCCATCCCTTCGGGATGAGGTCGAGGTCGCGAAAAAAAAGTCTGGCGGGTTTCTTATGTGGGGCGACCCTTTGGGTCGGAATCTATAAGGTCGAAAGTGGGTTGGTTCACTCATTCTCCCT